TAATTGCCAGCGGGTAATTCTTTGTGAATAAGTTGGCGATACCCGCAGATAAATAAGCCAAGGACGCAACGCCTGGTACGATGGTCGTGCAAAAAGTTTCGGCGGTCATCTGCTTATTTTAACGGGGGTCTTGTGTTTTCCTAGGAGGACTCTGCGAAAGTTCTGCGACCAGAGGGTGCGGGACATCTCTTTGCCTAGGCGGTCGATTTGAGACTCGGAAAGGTCGGGCAGGGAAAGGTGCAGTTGCTCGTGGCACAGAACCTCTAACTCACGCTTTGGCGACAGGCGTGGGTCTATTTCAATGGTGGGCCGTGAGGGATCGCAAGTAGCCTGTCCCCATGCTTTCTCTTTTCCTAACTTCCTCCAAACAACTTTAGTTTTTGGGGTCTTTGGGCGGGTCATAGGTTTTAGGGCGTTTGAACCACCAGACAAAAGACCAAATTACGATAGTGCTGATTATGGTAATGGCTACCCCTGGGACAAAATAGGGGGAGGCGAAAAGGTAAGGTAGCCCTGCGATGGAAGAACCCACCACAAATGCCCCACCAGCCCGTAGGTACTGTCCGAGGATGGCAAGACCAAGGGCGGCAAGGAAACAGGCTCCAGCGGCCACGGTGAAGGCGTTTCGGATGCCCTCGGTCTTGACCCTCTCCACCTCGGCGGTCAATTCGACCACTTGGGCGTTAGCGGCGTCCAAGGCGACCTTGTTCTTGGAGGCGTCCGCTTCGGCCTTGGCCCAGTTGGTTTCGATAGCGGCCAGCAGTTTTGCCCCAGCCTCCATCGCTCGCTTATACTCCTCGGGGTCGTTGCGGGTTACCCGATTGGAAATGTAGCCCAGATTGTGGGGATCGGGGGCTGGGAGGTAGGAGGCTACCACCGCCAGTTCCTTTTCGACCACGGCTGGTTTACCTAGGGCATTGGCGTTACGGGCAACCTGGACGCCAGCCGACACACGGGCATCAGCCTTGTCGATTTGCTCGCCGACCTTGGCAAACTCATCGACAGGGGGCGTAGCGGTTCCAGTACCATCGGTGCCCGTGGTGGAGCAACCAACTATAATAAGACCGACCGCTATTAAAGCCAGACGCATCTGGCTTTAATTACTTACCCTTGAGGGCATCCAAGATAGACTTACCTTTGCCTTCGGCGGCTTTGAGTTTATCGATATGCTTTCGGTACACAAGCAACCCAGCGGTAAAGCCGATGAGGAGTCCAATAATGAATAGGATAGCGTAGGACATATTAGGAAATGGGAACAACGGTGTAACCCTTGGCGGCGATGAGGGCGAGAAGGGCGGCTTTGGTTTCGGCAAAGACCACCGTCAAGCCTGTGGCGTTGTAGGTTTGGTTTGCCTTAACGCTGAACACGGTAGGGGTATTTTTGTTACCATCAAAAAGTAAGGCCGCAAAACCGTCCTTCTCATATCGTTTGGAGATAGGCATTAGTAAGTGTATGTTACGAGTGGAATGGTTGCATCACCAACGCCGTCAGAGATGAATATAGTAATCACATCACCAGATACAGGAGTAGTAACTAGAGTGCCAAATGCAGACATATAATTATAGGCACCAGTACCAGAACTGTCGTAGATACCGTTGATGTATAATTTAAAGGTTACACCAGAGGCGTTAAGTTTATTGTAAAACCAGCCACCGCCTGTGTTCATAAACCCATAGTACGCATACCATCCGCCACCGCTTTCATAGTAGCCAGCCGATGACGAGGTCATCGTTACGATGTCCAAGTAATTCATCGCCCCGTTCAATCCGTTAGCCCCAGCAGGGCCAGTCGCAATCGCCGTTGTCTGGACGGTCGAGTCGCTAAAGGTGATCCCAGTAGCGTCCACAGTAATGCCGCTAGTAAAGGACGGGGCAGAAAGGTTTGCCTTGAGGTCTAGTTCACCCTGCAAATCCGTTTGCAATGAAAGCGTGCCAGTTATTGCACCCCAAGCAACGCCACCACCACCACCGCTGACTACAGCCCAAGTTCCGTTGTATCGAGCGTATTGATTACTGTCGCTAGGGGCGTCAGAAATGAAGCCAGACGGGTTAGTCTGGAGGTAGTAGGTTGAAGCCGCCGTTGCCGAGGTAAGGTAGGTCGATGCCGCCGTAGCCGAGGTAAGGTAACCTTGACCCTTTACATAAGCGGTCGTGGCGATGCTTGTATCATTGTCCGTAAGCAAAGGCGTTACCGCCCTAGCATCGCCCGTAAAGGTCGGGCTGGCGATGTTCGCCTTTAGGTTGTTTGCCGTCGTGACGAAGGCCGTGGTAGCGAGGGCCGTGGTCGAGTCGCCAGCCGTCTGGGTCGTGCCGATTGTGCCAGTCGGAAGGGTCGGGGTACCCGTAAAGGTCGGGGAAGCAAGGGGAGCAAACCCAGAGATAGAAGCCCCAGACGGAATGGTAACCGTTCCCGTAAAGGTCGGACTAGCCAGGGGTGCTTTGCCGCTTAAAGCCGTGTTGAGGTCAGTCTGTGACGAGAGCGTTCCCGTGATGGCACCCCAAGCCACCGAGGTCGCAGGGGTAACGCCGCCGACATTAACGACCCATGACGAATAGGTACCAGACCCCGTGTGATTGTTAATGTCCACGGTCAACACGCCCGTACCACTATTATAAGTCAACACCTCGCCATGCATATGGTTTAAGGAGTCGTACGAAATCGTGATGTTCTGGGTAGGCGTGTACGACAAGCCCGTTCCAATCGTAAAAGTCTTGTTCCCGTTGCTTACGGTGTTGCTCGTAGTCGATGAAGTCAGATAACGATCTCCAATGACAGGAGTTTCCCAAGACAGGGCATAATCCGTACCGCTGGTCTTGGTAAGGACTTGGCCAGTCGATCCACCTACAAGGACAGCCGCCGCAATAGGGGCGTAGGTAGCCGCCGCCGTAGCCGATGAAATGCCAGCCGTTGTCTGGGTCGAAAGGTCTGGGAATACGATACCAACATTATTCAGCGTCAAACCAGCACCTAGCGTGTCGGTAAGAGAGATGTCAGCGGCGGTGATGTTGGTTACGAAAGACCCATCATTAAGTAGGTACTGACCAGATGTGAGTGAAGTATGTGTACCGACATCTAATTGGTAAAACTTTGGGGAGTAAGCCCAAGCCCCATCTTTACGAACATACCCGTATCCGTCAGAAGGGGCATCCGTGATGTAACCTTGACTGGTTACAAACGATTCCGTGGCGTAGCCAGTAAGGTCAGCCGATGTAAGGTAGTTCTGCGAGGTGACCCAAGATTCGGTGGCGTAGCCCGACAAGGCTGATACGGTGATATACCCCGCAGGGTTGGTAAGGGGGTAGTAAGTAGCCGCCGCCGTAGCCGAGGTAAGGTAGGGAGTAAGGGCAGAGATGGTAATGTACCCCTGCGAGGTTACGAAGGACTGGGTAGCATAGGACGACAGGTCGATGCTGATGGTCTGGGTGCCAGAGTTGTAGGCTAGAGGTGCCGTGGCAAAGGCCACGCCGCTGTCGCCCGTGTCCCCCTTCTGGCCTTGAATCCCTTGGATGCCCTGGATTCCTTGGATTCCTTGGATTCCTTGATCTCCACGGGGAATGGTGAAATCTAGGATGGCGGCGTAAGGCGTGCCAGCGTTGACCACAAGGGCGTTGGAGCCTGGTGCCCCAGTCGTGGTACTGCCAACCGTCACGGTAGCCGAGATGGACGGCAAGGACGGGTTAATGACAACTACCGCTGGGACTACTGGATTTACGGCGATGTTTGCCGCTTCGCAGATCGTAAGGGTGATAGCCATTAGGTATAGATGTTCTTGGTTACATTGTTAAGGATAACCACATTTACCGTCTCCGAATAGATGGCGATCCCATTAGACACAAACAACATATCCATAAACCCCATGCCCCAATGCCAATCATCGGTATTGGCGTAAAACATCGAAAACTCGGTTGGGCTGTCTTTGGTTACCACCAAGGGGTAATCGTTAAAACGGGAGTCACGAACTGTGCAATAAAGGTCGATGCCGTCCAAGTTGGCTGGGGCGGCAGGGCTGGACTGGGTATAAACCCCAGAAATCGTTAGGGTCGAACCCTTGGTAAAACTGAAGGTAGGAGTAGCCATAGGGCTTTGGAATTAGCCCAATGTCAACCTACCTCAAAGTCACCAGGAACGACCGAGATGTAGTTCCACCTGTTGGGTGCAAATACAATAAAGCCTATGGTAATCCTAAAGTCCCCACCTCCCAAGTCCTCGTACTTGTATGAGGTATAGGACGGCCCTGGGGGGGTAGAAGCCCAAGGGGTAATATACTGATTGGGTGGAAAAAAGTTAGGGTCGGTAGGGCTAGGGATGTAGTTAGCCGCCGTTAGGTTGTAGGTGTAGTTAAGGTAGGAATAGGTGGTGGTGGTATCCCACACCCCCCCGATATATGTAGTTACATCGGTCTGAAGTTCAGCCCTCATTTCTACCGCAAGACCTACCCACGGGGCATTGGCATAGTCACCCTCTAAAACGGTGATTTCAAAGCGTGGCGTATCAACCGTTTCGTAATCAGTTGGACTTGTATATGTGGTGACAGAATCCGTGTATGAGTTATAAACCGTAGCCGACCCACCAAGCATGAAACCTAATTGAGTTGGGCAATCTGCCTTTAGGTTGGTAAAAACAGGGTCAACGATTCCTGCGTTATTAGTTCCGTCTCCGTTATATTGGTTTGTTTCTCCAATATAAAAAGGAGTCCTACGCCACGGCTTGGTAATCTCGATCATACACGGTAGTAATAATACGATGCCGTGTTGGGGGCGGAATACTTGTGACGCTCGGCGGTAAGGCTACCAGAGACAAGTTGATTAAGGCCAAAGGAGATGGTACCGCCCGTCCCAGAAGTAGCCGTTAGTACGGACAAGGCGATGTAACCTTCGGTGTCCGTGTCGGTAGTAGGGTAAGCAATCACCACAATCTCCGAATTAATTAACGGGAAGAAGGCTGGGGCTGGGTCTGCCTTGCACTTGATGGCCACTACATATGTTCCAGCGGATAAGGGGGCCGTGAGGGGAGTATAGACGCCCGTCATAATAGTCCCGTTGATAAGTGGGATGACGCTATTGACCGACCCTGCTGATACACGCACTACGGTTATTCCATCTACTGAATCAAGAAATACCGTGAACGGTGGATAAGACTGAACGCTTACAACTTCCTGTGAACTACTGTATGCAACGCCATTATTGGATGACCTAAAATCAATGCCCTGGGACATCATAGTGGACGCCCTGTCCACAGCGATGGCCATGCGGTTCATGGCTCCAGCCGAGATAGGTTGTCCCGTACCAAACGAACCGTAGGTAGATGAATTAAATCCTCCGATTGAGCGTGGCATTATCCTAAAGAACTGTCGATATAGACATCCTTATCCCAGCCGCCAAGACCAGAAAGCATGAGGTCAGCGGTCACCTTCCAGAGTGCCCCAAAACGCTCGACTGACGCATTGGTAACAAGGAAAGATTTATGGATTTTTTCAGTCCAAGGATCGGTGTAATTAAAGGTACCAGCATATGGGCTAGAACTATACGCAAAAGCCTTGTATGCTTCTGGCAAGTAATAAGCACCACCGTTTGTGACAAACCCAACAATGGAGGCACGATCTAATGCTTGTTCTTCTTCCGTGAAGTAAATAAGCACACGAAGCGTCATCTGCGGCTTGTAATAGGATTTGATTCCAGCCTTCAGATTTGGGGTTTCATCGGTTGGGTCTTGATTGGGCAAGAAACCGATGAACTGACAGTTATTGATAAGGCCACCCCCAGCCACCTTTGGAGTCCACGCCGCACGATTTGGGTTGGTGGTAAGGTTGCTGTCAAAACCACCAAGGGCAGGCGGGTGTCCAGCAAGTGGTGGTACATCGCCCCAGTTTAGGGCATTTATAGTAATAAAGTTTGGGTGGGCTTGGATGCTCTCTGCCGCCGCCGCACCAGTCATCATAATCTGTGGGTCGCTGTAACCACGGCCATTATAATCAGTTCCAGACTCGCCACCACCATTGGTAGCAAGTCCGCAGTATTCTGCCACGATGCTTACGACCTGTCCCTTTTCCTCGGTCATCGTTGCCTTAAACAACTTGAGTTGCGAGTAATCGTCAGAAGGGTGGGAACGGCCACGATGGAACCAGTTGGGAAACTGTGCGGTGTAAATCTTCGCCCACTTAAACTTGACGGTGGACTGAAGCATACCAAAGCCGTCCGAGTCCACAGACCATCCTGGCTGAACTACTGGTGATTCCAGATCGTTCCCGTATTTGATAGAAGTGTCGATTGGCATAGATTAGTATCCGAGTGCGGTGTTGCGGTAGATTTGGATTTCCTCTTTTGGGGTAGCCAACTGGGGAGTGGTATTTTCCGCAGTCTGTTCCGTGGCTGTTGCGATGCGTTCCAAGGGAGTAAAGGCTATGGCTGAAACGATGTCGCCGCCGCCCATCTGCTGGAGCGATGATGCACCTTGGGCTTCGGACAGGCCAAGCGGAGAGAGTTTCTTGCCATCGGCACCGCCTTGAAGTTCTTTGATTCTGTCCAAAAAGATTTTCTTTTCATCAGCATCCATAGAATACCTCCAGGCCAAATCATCGTAATATGCTTCATCTTCCTCTTTTGTATGACCACTTGAGCGATTTTTGTATGTGGCTTCGGCGGCATCCTTTAACATTTGTCCACGATCAACAAACCATCCTTTAAAGTTGTACCAAACGCTGTTCGCAAAATTATCAATAGCATCAGCAAGTCCTTCCCCCAGGTTGTGCATAGTCCCCACAATGTCGATAAATGCCGATTCAAGAATGGCACCAACCCGTGTCATCATATCTGCAAAACGAGCCGAACCACGGGCATTTTCTTCTTCGGCTGTTGCAACATTACCCAACTGTTTCTTTAGTTCTCCAGAACCCTGCTTGACCAAGGGAAGCATCTGCTCGAAAGACGAGCCGAATAACTGCGTGCCATAGTGCATCAAGGTGGCGTTATCTGTACCAGCCTTATGTGCATCGGCAAGTGCGTAAAGTGCATCTTCGTATCTTAAACTTTCCTTACCAATGTCCTTTAGTCCAAAGCCCAACTTTGTAAGTGCAGAATTGGCCTCGGAACCCTTGATCTTGGCTTCGCCCATCTTCTTGTTGAACTCGGCCATCGAGTGCGAAAGCGTGGACAGGCTCATGCCAGAGTTCTGTGCCACTACATTCCATTTTTGGAGTTGCTCGGTCGGCATACCAGTAGCCACGGACATATTGCGAAGTTCACGGGCCTTCTCCGCATACTTCAACATGAAGTCAAAGATAGGCGTAATTGCCGACATTAACATCTGGCCGATACCGTACGCACGACCAAGGATGGACGCAAAGGAAGTGGATTGCGTGGACGCCTTACTGCCTTGCTTGGATACATCCTGCAAACCCTTTTCCAACTGGGTGGTATCTGCACCGACTGTGACTACGATTTCAGAGGCCATTAGTTTCTAGGAGTTGCTTCTTTAAAGCGGTTGATGATGCTGTCGAACTTATCGAGCATATCTTCGTCATCGGTCGATAGGACATCAATCTTGGAACCGTTGTATATGGCGTGGGAAATGGACATCCATACGGCTTCACCTTCGGGCATTGTCCATGATTCTTCAAGCG